CCCATTGCTGCTATACATATAGCCATAACTGCATCAACAAGTTTATCACTTGGTGCTACTTCTAAATGACTAAAAGAATTAGCCAATAAAGTAATACATAAAAACAAAGCACTCATCAAAGCTATTACTCTCTTAGTGCTTATTGACCCTCTTTCATCCGATAATAAATTTGCTATCCATTTCATACTATTGTGTTTTAATAATTGCTAATGCCATAAATAAAGCAAATGCCCATAATCTATTTATCCCTTTCTCTTTCTCGTAGGCTTCTTTGAACTCTTGGTCGATTCCTGTGGCTGGTTTAATATTATTGATATGATATCTGTAAAGGTTGATTGTATCTTGCTTTTTACTAATTTGATTAATTGCTGAATCATAATATCTTGTTTTAATTTTTAATGAATCTATTGTTTTGTTATAACCCAAATACAAAGCGTTTATTTCTTTGCCTTGCTCTATGGTCATTATAACAACCGAATCTTGTTTAATTTTCCTTATTTGTGGGTATTGCGAATAGCTTGAAACTGACACCAGTATCATTGCTAACACTATCCAAACTTGCTTTGACTTCACTTAATTCCGATTTTAATGTTGTTACTTCTGTTTTTAATTCCTTTATTGTTTCTACTGCCTTTTGTACTAACTCAGCTTCTTTTTTACTCGCCTTAGCCTGTACTTGAACTGAAAAATCGTTTGTTTGCGATACCTTATTCATTAACTTTTGGAACTCTATGTCTTCTTTTGTTTCCTCGCTTTGGTTTTGAGCCGAAGCAGTACACCCCATTAAAAATATAAATAATAAGTATTTCATTATTTAATAGATTGTATTTTACCTAAACTTTCAAGTGTGCTTAATTTAGCCGTTGCAGATGCCAAAGATGAATCACATCTTCTTAAAGCTACTTGCATAATATCTACCTTCTCATCTAACTTTTCTACCTTAATACCTTGACTTGTGATCTGGTCTTTGAACGTGGAACGCACGTCAATATACAATGCTGATATGCCACAAAGAACAATGAATAAAGTTGCAACCACAGGATTTTTTGCAAAGTCTTTAAATGATACAGGTAAAGCCATTTTAGAATAATTTTATATAATAACCCAATGAATAATGATTTGTAGTTGCGTTTATTGTAAATAAGCCGTTTTTAGCCGTTTTATACCCTAAACCAAGTCCCAAGCCTACTTTATTGTCAAATGCCCTTAAATCGCCTAAAACACCCAAATAAACCTCTTTCTTAGGCTTTGGAGTGATAGTCTTAGTAACATAGATAGTTTTTTCGCTTATTTCAGCCTTAAAACCCCTTCCTTGTATCTTGTTATGTGAGATAGTATCTTGGATGTATGCGTATCCTAATGAATCTATGCGCATAGTATCAGAATAAACCTTTACTTGGTTGTAGTCTTTTACGATAGTAATTGTATCGTGAACCTCATCTATTTGATAAATTGTGTCTAAAACGACAAAAGGGATAGATTTCCCTTTAATAAACTTAGTAAAAGTTTTCTGTTGGTAAACTGTGTCAGTATCTACAATGACTGCTGGTTGACCTATGTATTCGGACTTGTCCTTTATAAAAAGAAATACAATAATAACCAATATCGCTATTACTATATTCTTGTACATTACTTAAATCTTTTAGTCGCCTTGATGTAATATCTTGCTGCTAAAAGACCAGAAACAATAGCAATCAAACTCGCTATAAGTGAAACTATGGGCTGCACGTTTGCAACACTAATAAATGCGGATGTTCCGCTAACAATAGTTAATAAGTCCGATTGATTGCTATTATGTACCATTAGTCTTCTTTTACTTCTTGTGGTGGATTTTGCTCTTGTGCAATCTTACCTAAAAACTGCAATAATGGTAAACCATAAGCAGTTGGTATCTGATTGATGTAAGCCTCTAATTCCTTTAATTGTGTTTCGTTTAGTTGTAGCATAGTTTTTATTTTATATACAAATATAGTTAAATACTTTATATTTCCTAAGGGTTAGAAAATGGGAGTGGGAGTACCACAATCGGCGGGTTAACTTGATTCTCTATTTGAGCATCTAAATTAAGGTCTAAAGCCTCTACATCTATAGAAGAATCTAACCAAGAACAAACAATGTCATAGGTCAAGTCCTCGTAAGGGATAAAGTTAGCAACGTCATCCTTTGAGAAGGATTGAGAACCATAGACACTTGCGGTGTATTCTTTTTCGTTTACTACTTCATTTGCATTGCGATTCCAATGACAAACGACTACGAAGTCAGTTAAATCACCATCTTGAGGAACGCAGTCTAATTGATTAATGTACCAGTATTTCATATTATTTGTTTTTTAATTGTTCTATTTCTTCTTTAAGTTCTTGAATGGCTTTTACTAAGATTGGAACAAATTTGCTATAATCAACCCCTTGCATTTGTTCGCCATCTTTTTTACCTTGTACTGCGTATGGTAATACCTCTTGCAACTCGTGTGCTATTACTCCATACATTCTTGACTTATCTGATTTCCATTCGTAATCATAAGTCTTAATTGCAGAAACTAGTTGTAAGGCATTATAATCTTTAAGGTCTTGCTTTAAACGATAATCGGAAGTAACATTATATGTTGTTACTGAACCACTTGTATCTATAGAACCTATTTGACCATTAGGATTCCAAAATTCAACTAATGTAGAACCAGAAGTTGCTTGCGCTCTTAATGCCATAGCAGCTTTAGTACCAGTTATATTTTCACTTTGGTATCTTGCATTTGTATAAGTTGATGAAATACCAACTAACAAATCACCCCCCGATGTGATTCTCATTCGTTCGTTAGAAGATGTTCTAAATATTAATGAACCCGTAGAAATATTATCCATATAAGCCTCTGCACCTTCACCAATAAATCTTAAAGAAGCAGCAGATGAATTACCAATATATAGTAATGAACCATTTGTTCCTCTTATGTCAAGTGTTGTATAGTTTGTAATTGCAGTAGGACTACTCGTTCCGATTCCAACGTTACCAGTATTAGTCATTGTCATTGTAGTTCCAAAACTTCCACCATTATTATATTTAAAAAATAAATATCCTCCAGCACCTTGCTTTATACCACCTTGTATTAAATACCCAAAATTAGATGATTGTAATTGCAATCCTGAATATGTATCCACACCAACAACGGCAGTTGTTTGCAAATCCAATAAATATGAAGGACTACTCGTTCCGATTCCAACGTTGCCACCGCTTGTGATGGTCATTCTCAATGTATTATTAGTAGCAAACTGCAAAGCGTGGTTGGATACAACTTGTAAAGTTGGAAAAGCACCAGCACCAAAATCGGCATTTGGGTTTAAATAAACATTTCGTGTGCCATCGTTAGCTTGAAAAAATGAACTTGCCGTTACACTACTTGAGAATGTAGCAGCACCGCTTGAGGCTATTGTAAGTCTTGGGACTGAATTAGTAAGTAGCTTTAAAACTCCCGATGCTCCAACCGCATCAACTCTAAGTTCATTTGCAAGGCAAAATAATTCTCCATATAAAACTTCTCCTGTCTTAAAATCTATTACAGAACCATTAGTTCCGTTTATAGTTATTGTATTAAGATTTGTATAAACACTTGGGCTTGCAGTACCCACCCCAAAATTCCCACTAAACGTAGCACTTGTACCACCTAAAGCACCCGTCAAAGTTCCACCCGCTAAAGGTAGGTAAGCACCTAAATCAGATGTCAATGCTAAAGTGCCTGTTGCATTAGGTAATGTATAAGTATAAGTTCCATTTCCTATTGTAGAACCAAAATCAACTTTACCAAGCGTAGATATAGTTATTGCATTAGTATTGTTACTTGATTTAAATAATATCGCAGAACCATTTTGTGCAGCTATTTGAAAAAATGTACTGGTACCAGTTATTCCACCATAATTACTACCACCTACACTAGAAGGAAAAGAAACACCACCGACTGCTGAAATAGCTAAGCTAAATGAATTTAAAGCAGTAAAGGTTTGAGTTCTTTCTAGTAAAGAAATAGTACCATCTGCATCTGGAAATGTATAACTTCTAACTGTATTATCTGTTAAACTACTAAAATTAAAATATGCAGTTTTACTATAAGAACCACTAACAAATGAATTAAATACAAATTGTTGACCAGAAGCAGCACCAATAGTTCCATAACCACTTGTTGCAGTAATTGTATTACCAATTTTCATTGATATTAAACCTGCTGCAGTACCACTTCCATTTGAAAATATATATCTTGAAGTTAAATCAAACTCACCTAAATTAACGCTTCCTGTTGCTCCTGTGTAAGGTACATATGAACTTAGATTGCTTGTTAAAGCAAGAGTTCCTGAAGCATTAGGGAAAGTGTATGTATAATCAGCAGCATTATTAAAAGATAGCTTTGAATATTTAAGAGTATCCCCATCAATTAAGTATAATGAATTAACTGAACCTGCATTTACTAATTGAAGATTTGCATAACCATTAGTTGAAGCGTGTAATGGAGTTCCTAAAGTTTTAGCTAAAGCAACTCCAATATCCATTAATGCATAACCATTAAATGTAATATCAGTCCCAAATGTTTTTTCAGCCGTTATTGTTTGAGTAGTATCTAAAGTAACATAATTACCAGCAGGTTGCTTGTTATTAAACGTACTCCAATCCGTTGAACTTAACTTACCTGTATTTGTAGCCGAAGCCACAGGAAGGTTAAAAGTATGTGTCGCAACACTTGAAGATATCCCAAAGTCAGTTCCGCTTGTTCCTGTCGCTAAAAATTGTACTTGTCTTGTTAAGTTATTTAATGAAGTCAATCCTTTAGAGAAAGTTGTAACTACTTGGCACAAGTGATTGTTCTCTGTGTGTAAAGTAACTGTTCTACCATCTACGTTTACATAGATTCTAATCGCTATTCTATCCGTTATTGCTAATACAGTTTGAGCCACAGGAATAGCAAAGTAATATGGACTTAAAGTTGTTCCGTTTGTTAAATACTCTGGAACGCTTTGACTACTTCCTATCAAAGTAAAAGTAGTGCCATCATACTTATAAACTTCTGCATAAACAAAAGGATTATGAGCATCCGAGTTTACACTAAAATAGAACTCACAATTAAAGTTTCCAGCAGGTACTTCTAATAAAGCTGGGTCATTTGCATCGGTTAAGTAACTTGCTACATATCCATTAGCCGAAATAGTAATATCAGTTCCAGCACCAGCAATAGGCGTTTTGCCTAATTGTCTATAAGCAACCCCACCGATAGTACCTTGTGAAACACTTGAGTTAAGATAATAAGAAACCGAACTACCCCCACCTGTTGATGTTGGGAAATCAGCTAACGTACCATCTCCTCGTACATATTGAGAAGCAGCACCATCTAAAGCGGTTATAACGCCACTATTAGCCACTACTGGACCTTGTATGTCCCTTATCTTTGCTTCTCCTGTTACTTGTAATTGACTCATTTATCTAAATTTATAAATATCTTAAACTTGTTTTATTTTCCCTATGACCATTTAGCCAATTTGACAAACTTGGTTTTTTATAACCTAATTCTAAAGCAGCTTCGTTTGTAGAATTATAAATCTTACCATTTGATAAATCTATTACCTTCTTTCTTTTCAAGTCATTCGCTGCCTTTCTTGCTATATGAATTGTGTTTCTACCATTTTGTCTATGCTTTTTACTTGTCTTACTTAATCCATTATCCCAAGCGTGTTGCATATTTTCTTGATGCGTACACCATTCAAGATTACATAATAAATTATTTGTCTTTATTCCGTCTATATGATTAACAAATCTTTTATTTTCATTTTTTGGTAAATATGTTTTTGCAACAAGCCTATGAATAGAATAAAATTTTCCACCTAATTCATTATAAATGCAAACCGCATTATATCCATTTGTACGCATTAATGGTTTTAAGTATTTCATTTTTTTAATATTAAACACCTTACCATCAAGACTGACGTAGTAATTTGGATAATTTGTTATTTGCTTCATATAGTTTTTTTTATAATATCTATTGGAAAAGTGCGCGAATATATTCCCCTGCTGCTAATGCTCTACCAAAAGTAAGAACCCCTGTCGCACTCACAAACTTAACATCATCCCCAGTTGGAACTCCTGTTGTTAAAATGTTTTGCGCATCCACACCACCTCTTGAAACGTACAAACAAGCATATCCAATCGTATCAGCAAATGTAATAGATGTTTCGCCACCACTTGCCGTGTAACCTTTTGTTAATACAAGGTTTGCACCTACTATAATCACACCACCACTTGCAGCAGAAGTTCCAGATATTGCATAAGCACCTGTTCCTTGTAAACTTACACCATATGTGCCAACGTCTTTATAAGGAGCATTTATTTGCAAAGATGTTAAATTAACATTTCCAGTTATTACGCTTAAACCATTTACTCCATTGTCAATAATAAAGTCAATTCCTATTGTTTCTCTTGTTTGTTGTACTTGTAGCATTTGATTGTAACCATATCCACTTAAAGTGATTAACCCATCACAAGTTACATTCCAAGTAGCTACATCGTTCTTAAACTCACGATACCAAGCACTTGATTGACTTGTTACCTCTTTTTGGTCTACTGTAACCGAGAAGGCTGCATTTGTAGAACAAGCAAAAGGAATGTTTAAAGGAATTGTAGTTTTAACAGAAGCCACATTTGTTCCTTGAGTATAAAAAGTCATTGTTTTAGTAGTAATTTCACTTGCTATAACTTGAATTACTATTCTTTCATTTGATAATAAAGTTGTAGCTGGGAAAGCAAATGTTTGAGTATATAATTTTACACCTAATTGAGTAAAAAAGATACCTCCTGTTGTTCCAATAGAAGTTAATGTTGTTCCATTGTATTTATAGATATGATAGTAAAATCTTGGAGCGGAAACTAAATCCCCAGTTATAGATGCAAAAGCACTAAATGTCCAAGTACCAGCAGGTATTATAGTTGTAGCGACATCTGTTATAAATCCACAAACTATGCCATCTGCCGTTTTATTAAAATTAAAAGATGCCTCTAAATTATTTGTTGAACTAAATTGTTTATAACTTAGACCTGAAATTGTAGTTACAGGTATAGAGCCATTCATATAAAATGTTCCATTGCTTTCTTTTTTATAAAGCATTATATTCTTTCCTATTACTGCTGCCATATTACAAATTTAATCAATTAACTTCATATATTAAGGTCCTGTTACACTACACACTCCAAGTGTATTAATAAAATAAATTCTAAAATTTACTAAATTTTCACTTTGAATCTTATACCACGCATTTCCACCATTAAAAGGTACACTGCAATATCTATCTGTATAAGCCCTTGCTTTAGTAAAAGATGTTGTTGAATTACCTAAAACATAAACAATGTTATCAGTTAAAGGAGCGGCATTTGCAGCTCCATTTGTAGATTGTGGAGCAGACCTTTTTACTGGATAAGGTTCACCTTGTGTTTCTATTGTATATTTAATATCAATAGTAGTTTCATCATTATTAAGTTCCAACTCTAATAAAGTACAAGCAATATCATTATTAACTAAATCTATTGTAGCGTTGCCTAATATATAAGGCTTATTTTGAACTGAATTTGTTGTATCTAAATCATCTATTTTTATTCTAATTCCTGAACTAAATCTTTCTACATCTATTGGACTTAATCCTTGAAAAGTAGAATCAACATTAATTAAGTTCTTAATTAAAGAATTTGAATACTCATTAATAATTAGTTCAGTTAAACTTCTATATATAATGCTTGAATATCTTTGATTGTACCAATTAAATAAATTATTACCAGAACTATCGCATAAAAAACCTCTATAATAGTATTGACCATTAACTATTGAATTAAACCCATATGGTAAATCTAAATCGTAAACATATTCATTAGAATCAGTAAAATATGAATCAATTTTAACATTTGTCAATCTTTGTGTTACACTAATTTTAAAATCATTAAGTTCAACCCAATCATTACTTTCAGAACCTTGAACTGTACCAATATAGAATTGTATTGTTAAACTTGAAGTAAATGGAACTCTAATACAAGAAACAGTTTGAGTACCTTTTAAATTAGGCGAATAAGGGATAGGATAATAATAAGAACTTCCAGATAAAATATTAGACCATTCTTCATTTTGATTCCAAAAATATCCATTGTCAAGCATAATTTTAACATACATTACATTAGTAGGTATGCCACTACCTCCAGATTGAACAATACTAAAACTTACATCAAAATTATCTAAAAATTGAACAGTTGGTAAATTAGTTGGCGAAACCCAAGCATAAGATGCAGTTCCATTTTCCTTGTATAATAAATATGAGTTTAATTTTGCTTCAAGATATGGTTTAATAAATAATTGAGAAGTCGCACCACTAAATTGAGCATCCCAACCAGTAGCTATATTACCAACGTATTCTTTTAAATCATAGTTAGTAATGTAATTATCAGGGTAATCAATATCTTTATCAATTCTAACTTTATTAAATCCTTTTTTTAATATCTTAAATTGGCTATTGTCTACAAAATAAGCACCAGATGTATTTGCCGAATAACCTTGTATTGTTAATGTTTCGTTTCTTGTTCCAAATGAAACAATAGAAGAAGCAGCATTGTAAATTGTATAATAATATGAATTTTGTGCAAACTCATTTAATGGAACTATAAACCACATTCCTTCAGCTTGAAAGAACCTACAACCAAATGACTTAGAGAAATCTCGTATTAAATCAAGGCAGTTTATTGTTTCTAAGTTATTATCTAATAATGTTGAATATCTAACATAAGTTTGGTTCAAAGGCTCATTGCTTCCTAATGTTGCTCTATTAGCCATACCATTAGCAAAATAACTAATTCCAGATAATAGGTTTAATGAAGTAGGGAATTGTATGTAATCTAAACACTCTAAAATTACTTCAAGTGCTTTTTTTCTACTAATTAAATAATAAGAAACAGGCATTTCATACTTAATACTTTCAAGCATACCTAAACCATCAATAGCATTAAAAGCTAATTCTTTTCTACCTGTTGTAAATGATATGTCTACACTATCACTTAAAGACCAACCTTGCCATTCTAAAGTTTCTCCGTAAAATAATTTTACAAGATACTTTCTATCATCTAAAGTAGCAAAATTTGGCATATCAGCCACATTATCGGTTACATCTATACCAACACTTAATTGACTAACTACAATAGGCTCATAAATATCATCACTCTTAGGTATATATTCTAAACTTATATTTAAACCATCGTATTCAATAAGATCACCTGCATATGAATCTTCAAGTAAGTGAACGTATGAAATAACACCAGATTTACTTGCAAATGTTATTTTGTATTTTAAATTGTATGCCATTATATTCCACGTCTTAAATTAAGTGATGAATTAGAACGTTGTAAAGCTAATACTAAATCATTTCCTTTTAGCACAAATTGACCATTTTGTCCCATACTATTACCTGACATTGAACCAGCATTAAATGAAGATTGCATTATGTTTCCAAGTTTGCTTAATGGTAACACCGCCTCGCTTTCGCTTCCCTCTCCAATCATTGCTAATGTTGGACCAGTTGCAATTCCACCATCTGCCAACCCAAGTAAACTTTTAAATGCAGTAAAAAATGAAACACCGCCTCCTGCAACATTTGAAGCACCACCACTCAATAATGACATAACACCAGCAAATGCAGCTGCTTGAACTAATGATTCTGCTATACTTCTTGCCAATCTACCAAACATTTGACCCAATGCATCACCAAGAGATAAGCCTTGTTGCATTGCATCAACCATTCCAAATATAGCACCTGTTACATTTTGTGAAATGTTTTGTGCAAATTCGCTATATCTATCATTTAAATCTTTTAATCTCTTTTTATCTGCTTCATCTTGTTTATTTCTTGCTTTTGCATCTTTCATTAATAAAGCACCTAATCCTGTATTGTTAGATTCTTCTGTTAAATCTTTAGCCTGTTTTTCAAAGAAACTTTTTCTTTTATCTTCTTCTTTAATTGCATTTAGATCATATACATCTAAAATAGGTCTAAGATCAAGTTTATTAAACTTTTCTCTTAAAGCCTTCATCTTGGCTAACTCTAAAGTAAGTGCTTTATTTTCTTCTCTTGCATAGTTTACAACAGGAGAATTATTTGGGTCAGGTGTTTCAATATCTGTTAAAGTAGTAACTAATTCTAAATTTTTAGATTTTGCAGTTGCTATAACAGAATTTAAAGAATCTAATAATGGTTTATTTCTTTTTTCAATTACTGATTTTTGGCTTTCAACAGATATAACTTTTCCACCAAAATCACCAATACCTCCACTTGATACAGTAATAGGTTTTAAAGCACCTATTTCATTTTTTTGTTGTGCTAATATTTTTGCACGTTCAGCGTATGCAGAAGATAGAATTTGTTGTGTATTTTTTTCTTTACCAGCTGCATCTTCTTGTATTGCAGCTACATTAACTAAATGTACTAAATATGCTTTATCTGTTTGAATTGTAGCATCCTTTATAGCTTTATTATCAGAATATAAATTCTTTAGTCTTTTTAGTGCTTCTTCTTGACTTTTTGTATCGCCACCTGCAATAATATTAACTAAGTTTAAACCAACAGTTCTGTTTGATTGAGCCTCTCCAACTATTTTATAAATATCTTGGTTTAACTTGTTTAGTTCTTCTCTAAAAGTCTTTAATTTATCAGTTGGACCTTTAAAGAATTCAGATATTTCTTTACTAAATGTAACTGCTAAAGAAGATACAACACCTAAAGCAATACCTATACCAGCAGGACCAGCTAAACCTGCAACCATTGATTTCAATGCATTTGCAGAACTGCCAGTTTCTTTTTGTAATCTTTGGAACGATTCTAATAAAGGGTTTAAGTTATTCGCAATACCTATAAATCCATAAGGAGCATCTTGAGCAACCCTTGATAAGTTTGATAAAGCATTAGTTGCATCTCCAACAGGTCTACCAACGCTATTCATCCTAGTATTTAATTGGGTAATAGCGCCACTTACATAGCCAATTTTTGAAGTTAATTTATCTATTTCTCCAACATCAACTGACTTCTTTAATGCAGATTGTAATTTCTTAAGTAAATTTTCGGCTTTGATTAATTCAGCACCTAAATCTTCTGTTTTAGCACCGATATTAATTTGTATATCTAAAATTTCTGCCATCTTTATTAATTTACTCCGTACAATTTAAGTGTTCTTGCTAGTTGTTCATCAGTTATTAAGACCCTTTCCTCATCAACATCTGCCTCATCTAAATCTGGAATACTCCAAAAAGCCTTCATACTTTTAGGATTTTTCTCGGTTGTGGAACTTAGATATACAATATAGGCAAGGTTTCTAGTCCTTGCCCATTCGTTTAACTCGTTTCTTTCCTTACCTAAAACGATAATGGAAAAGTCCTTCCAAGTCATATCCCAAAATTCATTTGGTCGTATTCCGCACTCCGCAGCCTTAACTAGAATATCATCCCAGCTTAGCTTTGTTAGGCTTTTTTTTTTCTTCTTCCTTTTTTACACCTGTAATGGTGTGGACTGTATTCTCAACGATATATTTTATATAGTCAATAATTTGACCTTCTTCGCTAAAAATAGAACCCACTTCATCAATCCATTCACAAGCATCATCAATAGAGTACGCAACCTCTTGTTTATTACTTACACAAGCAGATTTGTAACCAATGTAAACAAGCTGGACTATTATGTCTAAACTTGTTTGAGCCGTTGAAAGAACTTTAAAGTACTCATCAATACCGATATTGTTTTGTTTAGTAAACTCACGCATTGCCCAAGTACCCCACTTTAGGTGGATTGTGTTGTTGTTAGTCTTTAATTGAAACATAGTTTTTTATTTATTATGCTTGTTCAGTTTGTGTAATAGGAGGAACACTTACTACCAAAGTTGCAGTAAATTTAACATCATCCTTATCAGCAGCATTAACATTAAAGTTGCTAATAAAAACTAAACTTGTAGGAGTTCCGCCATAATAAACATCTCCAGTTGTAGGAACTGCTTTACCCATCTTAATTGCAAATAAAGTCTTTGCAGCGTGAGCATCGTATAATTGTTGGTAACTATCTTTAGATGGAGTTCCTGTTTCATCAATCGCAAAACCTTCACACTCAAAAGATTGATTGAATGAAGGACTTGGAGTGTATTGATCTCCACATTTAGAAGTTGCATCAATCGTTCCTAAAGTTGATGTCAAAGAGTTGGTAGTCAAACAAGCAATAGGCTTGTATGTTCCGTCATTGTTGATGTCAGCTAAGAGGATATAATCTCTTGCGCCTACTTTTGTTTCTGCCATTTTATTTTATTTTAATTTTGAGTTATTATTATGTTATATGTTATTAATACTCTAAAAACGTTATCTAAAGGGTTTAAGCCGTCTAAGTTTCTTACACTTTCAACACTTAAACTTGATGCAGTAAATCCGTTTGCCAATGTTATATTGGTGTCAGAATTTATTGCGTTCAAGACTAAATCGCTTATAGCTTCAGCACGTTTATAACCAAAGTTAGCATTTTTTGTAATAATATCAACTGTGATGCTAATACTATTTGTATAACCTGCTTTGCCTTGATCTTGGCTTGAAGTTCTACCTGTCATAACAATATACTCATCACCAGCACCTTCAGGAGCAAAACCATCATATACAACCAAACTACTCGCACTTGTCAAGTTAGTATAAAACCACTTCTTTATCTCAATATTAGGATTTAACATTTTCAATTACTTTTTTTATGTTATTTATCATCTTTGGCTTTTCTGTTTCAAAAGCTGGTATTAAAAATGGTTGTGGTCGAATACCTTTTCTTAATATGTTAATAGCTATTGCATAAGCAATCGACTTATCGTTACCTCCACCAATTCCTTTTCTTCTAACCCATAAAGTCAAAGCCTCAACCATATCTTTAAAAGTACCTGCCTTTTTCCCTTTAAATCCACTTGCTAACTCCTCAAATCCAGCAGGGATGCTTACTTTTCCACCCGTTCCAAACTCTATATAAGGAGCATAAGAAGCACTTGCGCCAATAGTAAAAACAAATCCTTTATCTACATTTTTTTCTTTTAGGTAAATGCTATTTCTTAATTGACCCATATTTACAGGTGCTAATCTTTTAGCTCCAGATTGAATGTTTAATGCAGATGCGTTTACTTCATTCTTTACATCTTCTTGCACTTTTTTATCAAAAGATTGTAGTTTGCCTAAAACTTCAGATATGTTTACTATATCAAATGTAAATCCACCCATTATCTGTAAATTATTAACTCCAAGAACCTATTTTGATTCTCTACGTTCTTAATTGAATGTATCGTATATCTTGAACCTTCAACATCAACCTCGTAGGAATTATTGATGTTAACGCCAAAACGAATATAAAGCCTGTTCCTTTGGTCAAATTGTAATTCTGACTGATCTATCTCACGAACTTGATTATCTGGTCTTAAATCGCCCCAAACTGTGCTTTGTAGGGCAAATGTCGTAGTGAACCCACCTTGACCATCACTTGTCCTTGTTGGAGCATAGATTAAGACTTCACGAGTCATCGTGTTGGCATCAACGTAGTTTGCTTTCGCTTTTCCTAACTTCATATTATAAAATTGGGGATATTCTTGTCCATCTTTGACACGCTTTCCAAGACTTCTCACAAATACCTGAATCGCCATCTAATCCTCTATTCTCGTAATCGTAGCTGATTTGATCTAATATAGCTAATTTAAGGTCTTTAGGGATAGTTGTGTAACCAGCCTCATAAGTAGCCTTTAAGTTGGCATATCTTGGAGATGATAGTTTTGGGAACTCATTACCTATTAATTGTAGGTTAGGTGTTGTAATCTCTAAACCATCTTGCTCCATATCAAACAACTCAAACGTATCAATGTCAACTGGTCCGAAAGGAATATCAAAGTTCCCACTAATATTGTTGAAATATGTAGTGATGTCTTTTGGGATTAAACTCAATCCTGTTGCCACTTCAATAGCTTCTCTTGCTTGTGTAATCATCAAAGTAATCAAGGTATCTTCAGCGTTTGTTGTAACACGGCAATATAATTTTGCTTCTGCTAAAGTAACTGGCTCTACTATTGGTGCAACAGGAACGGCACTAAAGTCATTAATATAATTAGAATAAGACATATCCTTTTTTTACAAAATTACTTAATTTATTCCAATAAAAAACCCCCACCGAATTGGCAGGGGTTATTATTTACTAATCCTTAGAATTAACCTACGTTACCCATATCAGCAAAGATTGCAGATGTAGTCAACATTAAGTTGATGTCTTCGTAACACTCAATACGAGCAGTTACCAAGTTCTTTTGGAAGTTCTCGCCATTCTCATAAGAAAACTCGATAGCTAAACCTTCTACTTCAACTCTCTCTAAGTAGCTTGCGTCAAAAATTAAAACTTTGTCATCAGTTACCCAAGAAGCAGATACAACTGGTACACCCCAGATTGTGATTCCGCCATTAGGGTTTACGATAACACTACCAGCACCAGCATAGTAACCAGCAGCGATAGTTGCTTTCAATAAACGACCCATTTGAGTTTGAGATACTAAAGCATAAGAAGGAACAAAGTTCGCAGTCTTTTGGTTAGCGATATAGTCTACTAATTGTAACAAATCGTTAGTTTCAGCAGTTGTAGTTGAACCAGTTGCAGCAACAGATACAGTAGAGAAGAACGCAGCGTTCTCAGCCTTGAAGAAATCTCTTTGTAACATTCTTGGTAAAGTTTGAGTCATGAAAGGTAATGACTTCAACATTTGCTTAGAGAAAGTAGAGAAACCAGCTAAGTAATCGTTTACAACTTTAACTTCAGTCAAAGAGTAGTTGTTCTCACCTTTATCGTTACCTTCAGTTTGAGCAGCGATGTTGTTAGTCAAACCAGCGTTCTCACGATAGTAAACATACAATCCGCTTTCGCTTCTTACTGTAGGGATCAAATCACGGAAGTTGATGCTTTGAGCAGGTTGGATAGCTGGATTTGGAGCATAAGATGCTTGAGCATCACCAGTTAAGTTACCACTTAAAGTCATAGTCTTAACGTCAGATAAATCTAAACGATACTTACCATTGTTCTTTAAAGACTTCTCCATTGCGTCGAAATTACCATCTAATTTCTCTAAGATAACTTCGTCCATAAATTTAACTTCTTTCTTAGCAGCTTTCTTTTGAGATGCTAATTGTCCGTCGATTTGCTTTTGTAACTCGTCTTTTACAACAGTTACTTGTGCAGCCACCTCTTTGATTTGGGCTTCTGCATTAGCTTGAAAACCTTTAAGGTTCTCAGCCATTTCATTGATTAAATTTTCCATTTTTACTTTTTAAATAGATTGTTAAATTGTTTAATTGCCTTCAATACTTCTTCATCATTTTTTTCTTCAACTTCTGGTGTCGGCTCAACTGCTTCAGCGGGTTGAGTGATTGTTTCAGTAATTTCCAAAGCCAATAATTCAGCCTGTATTTGTTTTATTTGAATCTCCATCAAAGCAAAGGTGTCGTCTGTGAAACTACCACCTCTAAATGCCTTGATTAAGTTTTCTAATCTTATTGATAAGTTTTCTTTAGTTTCTTTGAACTCACTCTTAAAACCCAACATTGGAGTTTCAGGATTAGCACCCCAAAGAACTGCTGAACCTTCATATAGTTTTAACTCTGTAATTGTACGAACACCAGTCTTTTGATTTACATCAGACTTTAACGTACTAAAACCGATTGAGTGTTGATTGATTAAACCAGCTTCATATAACTTGATAGCGTCTTCGCCACATTCAGTTTCTATTAAGTCTGTAACCGCAACAAGCATATCGCCTTCTATGTATAACTCTTTAGGCTTCCCTAAAGTGTGTGCCATATCAGCTTTGTGATCTACTAAAGACCAAATCATATTTTTGCCTTTTGGTCCACGTTCTTTTATAGTCTTGGTAAACGCTTCAGCAACGATAATATCGCCATCTAAATCAACGTTACCAATCCTTGACCAACACGCTTTTACTGTTCTTGATTCTGGCTCTATATCCAAAATCATATCATTGTAGCTTTTGTTTTCAATCTTACTCATATAACAAAGTTATTAATTTTTTTTAATCTGCTAACAAATCTCTTATTAAATTAGAAATTTGCATTAAAGCCACGTTATTAATTAGATTCCAAACCAACCCCATATCTCCCATAGGTGGGTTATCCTGTAATCTTTTTGGCTTTCCATCTTCGCCTCTAACCGCTTCATAGCCTAACGTACAACGGCAGTTGATAACATCGCCAGCACTTCCACTTGGGTCGCAAGGATGTAACATTTGCTCAAAACCTCCGTTTTTAGTCTTAACATTAAATTTTTCATCGTAAGCTACTTTTATTCCGTCCATATGATAATGGTCAAACTGATCTCTTGGCACTCGTCTTGTTCGGTTATCCCTCGCTGCTATCCATTCTTTCATAGTTACAAGTCCTGTTGATGCCGTACCTACCATTGAGCCAATATTCGCTGCTCTGCCAGTTTCCGTTCTTGCTATCATCTCTGCTCGGTAGTCCGTTATACCAGCCGTTCTTAATAGTTTGATTGTTTCTTGTAGCGTTAAACCTTCTTCAACAGACCTTATTAAGTATTGTTGAATTTGGTTTTTAGTTGTTTGAGTTATCTCTGCTGCTATATTATCTAAGCCTTTTAATTCTAAATAAGTTAACATCACATAAGTAAATAAATCAGTCTGCTTACTCTTGAACTCCTCTGGTCCGAAATATCCTTTAACCGACTTTGATACGTTCTTCTCCGAAATTTGTGCCATCTTAACCCCCATTGCAATATGAAGGTTTTGGATGGTCTTTTTTATCTTCTTGTCGCTTATAGCGTTTAAATCTTGGGTATCGCAATAAGTATCTACCTGCCTTTGTAGTTCTTTCTTGAACTTTGGCGAATAGGTTTTTAATGCGTTTGCATACAACTTTTTGTAGTCGCTCCAAATCATTATTCAGGTATTGTTAATGGTTGGAACTCATCTGGACTTTGTAAACTTGATGGGATGTATAGTTTTTCCATTTCAGCTTGGTCAACGTAATCAGGTATCTCTAATCCCATAATATCCATCTTTTGCTTAGGTGCAATCCACCACGCCTTATCTAGCCATTCTACTTGCTCTGATTTGTTAGCTTCTAACTCTCCGTAAACAGTTGGGTCAAAGTCAACATAAATATCTGTATTTCTGTAACCCCAATCACTATGTAATTTTCTATTCAAATTATCTCTAATACCTACTAACAAAGGAATAGCACAACGTACTGTCAATGCTTTCTCTCCTTCTCTTTGGTTGTTATAAGTCTTGTTATCAGCATCGTTTAATAATTGAGAAGGTACTCCGTAAATATTGCAAAGTGCTTTCATATCCCACTTCTCACTCTCAATAATATCTAATTCAACAGGACTTAATCCGATTTGTTTCCAATCTACTTTGTAACCACTAACCGCAATAGAATTAAAGTTAGCTGATCCACCTTTCTCGCTTACTGCTCTCTTAAGTGCTTGTGCTTGTTGCGTTCCGCTAATTGGGTCAAAGCGTTCATCATTCATAAATAGAACTCCAGCTGGACCACCATTCTGGAAAGATGCAACCGCCGCAGTCTTGGCTTCGTTCGAACGAGTCAAGTTTCTCGCAGCAGCCATCAAAGGAGATTGACCATATAGTTGATTCCCAGTTGTATTCCATTGTAAGTTTATGTATTTATCTTGTAATACTTCTTGCTTAGTAAAGTTCCAAAGTGGACCATAGTTTAATTGGTAACCGCTAATAGTTGGAGGGAAGTTTTGAATGTCCGCTAACACGTACATATATTGAGAAGGAAGCACGTACAACTCATACGGCTTTCCTGCATTAATAGATTCCCCTTCTATCATCTTTGCATAGATAAATGAATTACCTGTAACTAACTTAAAAGTACACCAAGCCTCTACGAAATCACCAAATGTATCTTCTTGGTTAGGGTATTTTAATAACTCGTTTAATCTTGCATCACCTGTATATAGTTCAAACGCTTTCTTATGTAGCTTCTCAACATCCTTCCAGTTCTCAATCTTATCTGGTTGGCTCATTAACGCTTTATATTTCTTTGCTGAAGTTTCATCTACCACTCTGTAAACGTGGAATGGAGCAAGTTTTGCTTTGTCCGCAATTAATTTAACGATAGAATAAACTATATCATTTGCTGAATAACCATCATTAACGAAACTAATGTTATCGCCACCCTGCCAAGTTATTATCCCTTGTTGTATCGCAACTTGTCCGTTAAAAGGAATTTGAGGTAGTACAGTAGATAGTTTTTGTCTTTTACCAAAAAAGTCAAGTAATCCCATTATATATGAATTTTAACAAAGTTAGACAATTTATCCTAAAATACCGACACCTCAAATTTTAGCTTGGTTAAGTGCGTAAACACGGCATACCTACAAGCATCCATCAAGTCATCATTTGCCTTTACTGGCTCCTCTATTACGTTATCGTTTTTATCCTTTTTCCATTTGTAAGACATAAACTCCCTTCTAAGGTTTTTGCTATTGTAGTGCAAGTTTATAGGATAAGACTTCATCTTTACTATCCCTGCCCATACATCCTTCTGCGCTGGTTTAATGTTAAAGCCTTGTCTGTAAAGTTCCTCAATAGACTTAGGCTCGGCAGCATCCGCATAGATTGTTGCTCGTTCAGGTAGCTTCTCTTTAATCAATCTTGATAGATCACTCAAAGTAAGTCCGCTTTGATATACTATTTCCTCAAAGTAGTTCTGTCCTTCGTGATGCGTAACCTTTATAAGTGCAGCAGGGTGAACATAACCAAAGTCCAATCCATAGAATACATCCCCATTTGGTGCTTCATCATATTGTTTCCATTGAGTATAAATAATTTCTTTTGCTGAGCCTCGTTCTCCTAAGCCATAAACTTTCCACATAAAGTCATCAGGCAAATCTTTATACTGCTCAATGTTTCTTATTTGGCTATCGCTTAAGTTAGTGATATTGTTTAGATAGGTGGAATGTATGCGCTTATTCTTTGGGTTATCAGCTACTTCATAAACCCAAGAAATAAAGTCAGCAGGATTCCAATCTAAGAATGATTGTCCTGTTGTTCTTATCAATAGCTGGTCAAATAAAGCCTTACTAATAAGGTTTGCCTCGTTTACAAATAGTATATCCCTTGCTGGTCCTTTTGCTTTATCAGGGTCTTCTAATCCAAATAACTCAATGTATGATCCGTTCTTAAACGTATAAATAAAATCCGTATATCGGAAGTCCTTTTCATCCCAGATATTCCATTGCTCAAGTATATTTTTAAAGTCCCTGTAAACTCCACGCTTAATATGTGGGAGTGAGTGCGATACCATTGAAATCCTTATGTTGGGTTTGCTTATTGCTATGTGGATAAGTAACTGAACAACCGAATAGCTTTTACTTGATCTTGACCCACCTTCATTGCATATTATAGGATATCCTTCTTCGTATGCCTTTTTATTGGCATAGAAGACAGGTGTAGCCTTAATCTTTAATTGGTTGACAATCTGCATCTGGTTCTATTGTGATTTGCACATTACCCTTTATGTCAGCGGTTATGTCGGTTGTTTGTTTAGGTCTGCCCTCTAATCGGTCTAATAGTATCTCATAAGCCTTTAGATCGCCCTTCCTTGCCTTTGCTATGATTTGCATATCTAATTGCTCCGCTATTGTAAACTCCTCATCTTCGCCTGTTACTGGGTTGCGTACCTTAGTAACCAACTCCAATAAACGCAAAAGTCTTGTCTTACTATTAGGAACGCCCTTTGGTCTGCCGTTAGGGTTTCCGCTTACCCCTTTTGGGAATGCCTTTAAATTTTCTTCATTTGCCATACTTCGTTGATTTCTCGTTGTATTTGAGCGGGAAGGTGGTATTGCACCCCTTCTTTAGTCTGGAATGACTAACGCATTACTTTTATGCTTCTCCCGCTTGTCTTGATGCCAAAGTTACCTTATTACCCTTATACATTCCTGCTCCAAGTTCATCTATTTTTGAAAAAGGCAATATTGGTACTGTTAATTTACAAGTTTTATCTATTAAATAAATATATCTTAATTGAAATCCATTTAAAGGTACTGCTCCATTTTTTTTAGCATAGCCAGCACTTATACCTAATTTTTTATAATTAGAATTATTTAATGTCTTATCTGCTATAATTTTTCCTTCCCATTCTAAGATGGTTTTATTTTCTTTTATACCAGTCAAATTAAATCCACTTGCCCTGTATATAGTTCCATCACCACATTGTGTACCATCGGAATAAGATAATATCCATTTTATCTGTGGTGCATTTTTCTTTAATAATTTTATTGTAATTGCAATACATCTGCTTTCGCTATATTTTGGCAAATATTCATCAAATGCCATTCTATTCAATTCAAGCATTTCATTCCATCCAGTATTTTCTACTAATGGCAAAATTTTCCTTTTATCCATACTTGTACCATAACTTAATACTCCGTGCAATTTACCATCTAAAAAGCATCCAAAGTGTAAAGTGCTATTCGGCACTACCTTGCCAGAATAATGGTTTAATTTAACAAACTCATTAGCAACTTTGCTTGATATTACTTTAACTAAGATTTCTTTTGCTCTGCCCATTGCATTATTATTAAGTATAAAGCGTTACCATTTGAATTTTCGTTACCCATTGTTTCAGCGTACTTATATTCCTCTGTTCGTTTAATTTCCTCAATGGCATTTTTAATTTGTACGCATTGTTCATCTGCTAAAGTGAATGTCATTTGCTGAAAAGGTGATTTATCTCCATCTGGCAAAGTAAATCCTTCACCTAAATCATCTACATTGCTAAAGCCTATTATATCTAAACCCCACTCCTCTAATTCTTCGGTTTCCCAATTATTAGCAAGGTCGCTCCAATCCCATTCGCCAAAACCTACGTTATCTTTTACTATAAACTCTTTCTTTTGTTCTTCGGTAAGTTCTTTAGCTTGTTTTACAGGTACATCTTTAAGACCAGCTTCAATACAAGCCTTTAGCCTCATATTACCACCTAAAACAATATTGTTCTCATCTATAACAATAGGTCTAAGTTCAAGCATTTGTGGGAAGTCTTTAATTGACTTTACTAGTTTCTTAAACTTGTCATCCTTGATAATTCTTGGGTTATTTGGATTAGGTTTGATTTCGTTAATGTTCATTATCGGTTTTTTGTTGGTGTTCGTATTGATATTATGCTATCTACTTTCTTTTCTAAATTGTCATAGCCAACCCATTTCCCACACTTAGTACATTCAAATTGAGTTTCTTTTATCTTACCGAACCATACATAGCCTTCGGTAATTGTACCACATTTACAAGTATATAGCTTCTTTCCGTATGTATCTTTCATTATCTGCCTTGTTGTTTATAAAGTTTAACTGGCTTATCCTTTGGACCAGATGTCTTTTTGTATTTGCCACATTTTCTTTTTCCAAAGCTAACTTTGTTATTGCTGCTTACTTTTGCCATTATAGTTGTTTATTATGTCTGCCATAAAATTAAATCTTTCTTCTTGTGTTTCTCCAAATACATAGTGCGTAGTTCCATCAATGTCAAAAACATAGCAAGGATAACCTGCTATTTCTTGCTCTTTGCACGTTTCAAATATGTTACTTGTATCTATCAATTAATTCTATTAATTCAGTTCTTTGCCATTTCTTAACCCTGTTATTAACCGCCTCAAACTCCAACTCTTTGACCGCTTTTTCACCTATCCTTTCAACAAGTCCTATTCGGTACATTGCTTGGTTGCCGTGTTTAAACATATTGCACCCAGCACATTGTAAATGGATATTCCATTCGTTAAACCTTAAAGCGGAATACCCTTTAACAGTAAAGTAGTGTCCTGCTTGATTACCATTGTAGCTTCCGCAACTTATACAAGGTAACCCTTCATCTCTTTTTCTTATATACGCATTAACTACCTTTTGGGTCTTTTCTAACAACTTGGGTAAAGGTATCAATGGCATAAAGCAAAATTAGGGTTACTTTTTCAATCTAACAACACATAATCTTTCATTATGCTTGTATCGTTTCTTGTTTATTGGGTTCATATAAATCATAATCGTTTTATAGTCAGTACCTAAAAACCTTATTGCCTTTGCTATTGATCTAAACCATATCTCCTCTTTTGTATCTAAATAAATCAATTTTACTTCAATGTTGTTGTCTATTCCTGTCATTAATCAATCGTTTTAATTCAAAGTATAAATGTGCCGTTAAATAAATGCAGCAAGCTAAAGGAACACTAATGAGCGTAAACTTTAGTAGTTCGTAAATAAATGTTAATTGTTTCATAAGTTTAAAAAGCCACCCCAAGTTTCACTAATTACTATCAGGTTATTAATATTTTAAATGGGGTAGCTATAATTGATTTTGTAAATATAGGTACAAAGAATATCTTTTGCACTCATTTTTAATTAAAGTTTCATCCATTAATCTTTCTAATTCTTTCTCGGATTTAGCGTTAACCTTGTAGTAAGCTATAACCTTAGCTTTTATCTTTTCAGCTTTATCCTTAGATAGATTGGTAGTGTTTAAATCTTTACGCTTCCATAGTATATCAAAAGCCATCGTATTGAGTAGCTTCCAGTCCTTTTTAGCCGACTTGTCCCAATTTTGGTACAATGCCTCAATTACTTCATCATCATTGATTTTTGGTATATCTACTGGCGGTGGCTCGGTATGTGTCTTGTTTCTTACTTGAACTGCTATTGGTTTATAAGCTGCCATCACATCTCCAAAGAATTTAGGGTTAAAAGTAATCGCTTTGTCAACCGATAATTTCCCCATTGCGTAAAGTTCAAAAGCTACCCCTAATTCCTTTAGTTTGTAGTTTTTATAGTTCTTTATTACAAATTCGCATAGAAACTGAAATGATTCAATGGAAGGTATTTGACATCCACTCAAAGCAATACAGGTCTTTAGGTGTTCTTTTACCTCAATTTGTGAACATCTACCTACACTCATAGTTTCTAAAGCGATTGCAACCTTTAATTCATCTGGTTCAAGTTTATCGTAAATTTCTAAGGGCATCCCATTCTCTCTCACTAAAACTTGGTTTGCTATTGTTGCTAATTCCTGTTGCATTTGGTTTATAATTTATATGAACAAATTTTCCTTCCTTTAAATCCCTTGCCATCCAATTTTTTGCGGTTGCAATCCAATTTAACTTCTTTTCCCCATTTGAATCCGACCAATTTTTAATTACTTCGTGATAATATTCAAAATTAGCTTCTTCATATTGACTTCCAATAAAAGCTGCCTTAAATTTATTTATATCTAAATATTCAGTTTCACTAAATAGCGTTTGCTTACTAACCTTTAATTTAGTTTCTTTTACTTTACTTTCCTTTTCTTTCCTTTCCTTTGCATTACCCTCCCCAATAGCCACCCCATTAGCCACCCCATTTTTCCATCTATTAGCAGCACCTAATTTACCTTTTTCGCTTAAATTTTGCCTTAAAGCTAAATGATTTTGTAATCTTTCAGAGTAAAATTCTCCAGATGCTATTGAGAATAAATCAAAGTTGTGTACTACTCCATTAACCTTTACATCGGTTGTTTGCATTTGCATAGCTAAAACAGGAATTAACTCTAAAGGTAATTTGCCTCCAGCATTTGCTAATTGTTCAATTAAAAACCAATAAATCCCATAACCTTCCATACCAAGTTGATGCCTTAAAAACAGAATCTTGGTATCATTAGCCGAATTGTAATCGTGGCTAAAATAATAACTATTACTTTTCATAAATAAAATAGCCCTATCAAATCCCTCCTATGTTGCAGATAGGAGTTCATCTCAAGGGCAATAAGTTCTTAATAGGTCTGCAACACCTAATACAAAAATACACTAATTAACCGAATATTGTGCTATTTGCTTCTTATTTTTTAGCTTAATAATGGTGGTTTTAATGCTCATTCCATCATTCCTAAGGTCTGCTATTCGTGCTGCTAATCTAAAGCATCCGAACTTGTTTAAAGCATCAATTGGGGTTAACTTTCTACCTTTATTTAGGTAGTTTGCGATTTGTTGGTTTTGGCTCATAGTTGGTTATTTTTCTATTATTATAATTTGACCTTCTTGTAATCCCCAGTTAGATTTTTCTTTAAAATAGTATGTACTTGGGCTACTTGAATCTTTTTTTGTTATAATCCATAAATTACTTTCTTTCCAAGTTGCATTTACTAATCTAACATTTTTATCTAAAATTATTGTTTCTGTTCCACCATAATTTCTTGCTATTTCATTTTCAGTACATCCAAATAATGTAAATAATGTACTAAATAATAATATTTTATTCATAATTGTAGGTTTTAAATTTGCGCTTTACGTTATCGCCCAACGTGGGGGTTAGAATGGTAAATCGTCTTCTGATTCTTGTTGGTTTACGGCAAATTCTTTTTTACCTGTTGGTGCATTGTAAGAAACTTGTTTACCTCTGCCACAATAGTTTTTCTTTGCCTTTTCGGCTCTTTCATCAGCGGATTGGTTGTTCCATACTGTGTGGGTATTTCCGTTGGAATCTGGTTCTTTTAAAAAGTCGGTAGCAATATTTGCGTAATGCTTACCATTTTTAGCTTCTTTCCAATTAATTTCTTGTTTGCAAATGTTTAGTACTATCATAATTGTTGTTTTAAATGTATATAATTGATGTGTTGTTTTTATAAAATCCTGCTAATTTTACTCTTAAAGTTCTATAATTCATATTTTTAGCAAACGCAGCATCTTTTGCCGAATCATAAAAGATACCTGTATCTAAATCTACAACAAACTTAGAATTATCTTTTTTCTTTAATCCTAATTTGTATGCGTGTTGCATATTATATGACCTACTGCACCATTCTAAATTATTGATATTATTATTATACTTATCTCCGTCAATATGGTTTACTTGTTCTTTATTGTTAAAATTTGGTATAAATAACATAGCTAATAATCTATGTACTTTAACATTTTTTGATTTATTGTCAATTCTTAATTTGACAGTAAGATAACCATTACCATCATCAAAAGCCTTAATAAACCTATTTCTTGTTAAACTAAATATTCTACCATTACTATAAACTCTATAACCCAAGTACTCCATATATAATGCAGCATTATTAATTTGTATCATTGTTTTTAGTTTTCGTGTTTATTAATTTGTTCTTGTTCTAATGCTATTTCATTTTGTCTATCTTGTTCTTTTTCATCCTCATCTTCTTCTTCTTCTTCTTCCCAATCGCAATGTTCCATACAATCAGGGCAAATGTCTATTTCCTCCATTGTGGTATGTGCGCCGCAGCAAGTTGAATATGGCATAATTAATCGTTTAAATAGTTTTCAAATACTTCAAATTTATCAGCCAACATTTGATAAGGAATGTAATCCCTTTTAGGTTGATCTAATAACTCTGGGAAGTGTAATTGTTTATGTAATTTAAGTTTATACTTAGCTGCGTTTAATTGATTAATCATTTCGCTTGCGTTTTGAGGATAGCTTGTATCTACTTTGTAATTCCAAAACTTAACTTCCTCTCTTAAATCCCATAGTCTGCTTAATGATGTCATAAAGATTCTTTTTTCTTGGTAAATAATTTAGTTACATCTTTAGTTGCAAGTTCGCTATTTAGTGCGTAAAGTTGGCTTAACTCGGTAGTATTAACACACAAGTCAATCGCTAACTCCAAGTCATCCACGCTTTCGTGCGCCTTAATGTAAGCTGGGGTTTCATCCGTTGATTGTGCCATTTCATCTCCTGTGTAAAGTCCGCTTAAGTCTTGTGGGTAAGCCTTTCTTAAAGCTAATGCCTCTGCAACTTTACTTAGCATTGTATGTGGCATCTTCGCCCATAAACCCATAGGTTTTCCATCGTTTGTTCTTTGGCAATACTCATCCCAGTATGCAACTCCAACGGCTGCCTCATACCTTGTTTCTCCGTGAAATCTAAATACTGATACCTTACAAGATATTAATTTACCATCTTGTTCTACAAAGATTGGTTCGCTTTGACCTCCATAGTTTCCGCTTCTTTCAGCTATTACTCGGAAGCCATCAATACTTGTTTGGATTGTCATTTTCTTACTCCATCCGTTTGGTGTTTTTACGTTCCTGTGGATGCAATAAATCTGTCTTGATAATGCATCAAGTCCTGTCCTTTGTGCTTGATAAAGAAATAGTTTTAGTTCATCAACTGTTGCCTCTGGAGCAATCTGTGATTTTACTAACTCTACTTGATCTTTCGTGTACGAAAGTTGTGGCTTTTTAGCCAGTTGTTGTTCGCTCATATTGGTTGGTTTTAGAGTTTAAAATTAGGTACTTTAGTGTTAATAACCAAATTAAAGTAGCACATTTAAGTTGAAAATGTCGTTTTTTATGGTATCGTCGAACTTATTTGATAGCTGACCCCTGATCTTAGAGATTGAGTGTAAAACTGTGGTTCTATCCCTATTAAACAATTTTGCTATTTCCTCGCCATTTAACTCGGTTTTTTCCTTAGTGAAATACATAGTCATTTGTCTTGCTAAAGTAACCTCCTCACCCCTGTATTTAGACATCATTTGTCCGTACTTAATCTGGTAGTAATTGCAAATCTTTTCAGCCATTTGAATTGCGTACTCCTTTTGTTGTTCTTTGTCCATTCTTATTGTTTTTATGTTTAAATGTTTGTCTAATAAATCCTTTAATTGATTTATCTCTTGCTTTAATTTTTTGTTCTTATCTCGCAAAACTTCTATTTCAAGTTCAGCCATATACGTTTTGTGTACTTCTCTCATAATGATTCTAATTCTTTTTTAACTTCTTGCCAGTATTTTAATTCTTGACATTCTTTGTAATTATAAAATGTACCTTTATTATCATATACTGCGGTATGTTTATGGTCTATTTGATAAATTCCAATAATAACATAATCTACTGCTATTAATGCACATTGATTAGCTTTTTCAATACTTAAATATTCTCCAAAAGCTAAAAATTGCTCAAAATATTTATTTGATAGTTCTGCTGCTTTTTCTTTTGGTGTCATATTAGAAATGTAAAAGGTTTATAGGTAACATAAACTCCTCTGTTAATGTATAAAGGTCAAGGATTAGGAAATGGTAGCTTTTAAGGATTCTTTTTTGGATGTCATTCATTCTTGCAATCTTGATTAACAAGTCTTCTTCGCTTATCATTGTTCTTGTATCATCAAGTCCTCGCCTCCATTCAGCAAGGTCAGCCTCGAATAGATTTTGCCTTCCCTGTGCTTGTTTTAGCAGTTCCAGTAGGATTGTTGCTCTTTTGTGCAACTTTAGTTGTTTCTCCTGATAGATTAGTTTGCTCATATTGTTTTAGGATTTTATAAACCAACTTACTTAAAGTGATTCCTTTAGTGTCGGCTTCGGTTTGTAAATTAGTCTTGATTTGTTGGCTGACCAACGTTGTTATTAGTGTCTTCATACATTACTTTAATGCCTTGTGCTAAGTTTAAACAGGCTTGAACTGTTTCTCTTACATAGCCATCTGGCATATTAATTAATTGGGTTTGTAGCGTGTTGATGTAAAGTTGCATTGGTGTCATACTAAATGTTTTGAAGGATTGCAGTAATTAAAAATGCCACGCATACAATGATAAATGCGTAAAGTGGTTTGATACTTTCTTGAGCGTAACGCTCGTTTGCCTTTTCTTGTTGGGTTTTTAGCCTGTTCATATTGGTTGTTTTGGTTTATGAAATCAAAGATAGGGTAAAACCTTATAACTTTATCAAACAAGCCAATTATTTTAAATAAATGTGATGAACGGCAAATAATAAGGATAAATGGTATATAAGTCAAAAAGTAAAGTAATTGACTTACTTTATTTTAAAATGTGTCAAGTTACAGGTTTACTTTGTCCAGTTTATTATATAAAAAACCACCCTAATAAGACTAAAAGGGTGGCTAAACCTAAGTTCTCCAATATGAAATGCAAATATATATAAAAAACCCCACCTTTTTAGGGATGGGGAACTATGAACCAACAACTATTTAGAACCATTTTGTAATGGTGTGTCATTAGAATTGTCAACTCGTCTATAACCTTGTTTCCAAAGTATATTACATAAAGTTACACTTTTCTCAATAATCGTTTCTTCGCTATCCTCTGGATTTTGGAGATGCCCTACCTCGTGTAAAAGTATCTCAAGCAATTTTTTACCCTTTAGACGTGAATCAATATAAATAACACCATCGCTTTCAGCAATGCCGTAGGCTTGTTCCCTTCCTAATTTTTTATATATAATCTTAATCTTCATCTTTCATTAGTGCTAAATCAGGTCTGTCAATCTCTTTAAATATAAGTTTCTCTCCACCTCTTATCTTTCCTAAGGTTAATTTAATCTCTTGTTCTAAGTTATGGAGTTCAATTAGTTTAGCAACTAACCATTGCTCCTGTTGTATTGATGTCAATTTTGCAAAGTTTTTAGGGTATCTCATATTAGAATATTTTGTTTTTATAGATTCTTTTATTTTGCACCGAATAGTAACCTTCAACATCCTTTTCTAATATCGCAAAGCCTTGTGAGTAATTATCAACGTGCTTACAATATTCTACGTTTGGATGCATTAGGTGTCCCGTTGTCCAGCAAGTAAAGACTTCCTCATCAAATTGATTCTTAGTTGTATAAGATTGTACCTGATGCACGTGCGAAGCTATTGCAGACTGCTTAACCCTATCGTAAAGCGTTTTAGCTGGGTTTACACCGCTTCCCCTTCTAAATGTAGTATCTCCGTGAATGATAGGCAATTTGCCGAACTTAACGTGATCTATATTCTTAATCGGAATAATGTTAAAAGTATTTAGCATTAATATTTCCTCAATATCAAATTTGCCGTTTAACCCTAATAATTCAGGTGCTTTGGTTCGCATATACCTTTCATACCTAAACTCGTGATTTGCGTCTAAGTTGTAGTAAATAGGTATTTGAGGGAATGTTGCTCTTATAAATCCAAGCATCTCAATAATAGCCTCGTATTCCTCATCAAATTTTCTTACTCTTGGGTCTTTCTGAAAGTCGCTTAATTGATAGAAGTCAACCAAATCGCCATTGATAAATAATGAATCAATCTTTTGGTCAACTAAGTATTTGAAGCAAACATCAATAGCTTTAGGGTCGTGAAATGGAACTTGCAGATCAGAAATAAATCCCATCTTCTTAATTCCTATTGGCAAACAATAAACAACCTTTTCCTCTACCCAAGTAGGCGGTTGCACAAAGTGTGAGCCTGTACGTTTAAAATCTTCTACAAATTGCTTGTTTACACCTCTTACACTTTTAGTTTCTCCTGCCTTACCCCTGTAATATCTTATCAAGTATCTAACATTCTCTTGATTGTCAAAGTGTGCGCTTTGCTCCTTCATAATCAAAGATGCTAAAGTGTTGGACGGCATCCATTGAGGATATTTTGCTAAATAGTCTAAAACTATTTGACCGCTCATTGTTGTTTTTCCGCCTCCCCTTTTTTTTGTTGTTGTCATTGTTTTGGTTTTATATTGAATTGAGTATTAGGTCTGCTTCTTCTTCTCTTCGTTTGACCAAACCATCCAATCCATTCTCCCATAATCTTTTGCTTCTTTCTATTTGGTCAGCTATACCTTCGTAGTCTTTTTTAGCCACAAGGTCAACTATAGCTCTCATTTCAGTTCTTGTTTCTCCGTCTAATTTATTCCCTCTATCGTAAACCATTGAAACCAAAGCACCCCTTGTGTCCTCGTTTAAACTATCTATCTCTGGATAAATATCCTTTGTTAATTTATAGTATTTAGGTATTGACTTATTAACGAATACATCGTAGGCAAAATTGTATGGAATTCTAACTTGTAATATTTCACCCCTAAGCATCGTTTTAACCGCCTCTCCTTTAATGCCGACTACTTTCCTTAATGCGTGTAGAAAGTTCAAATTTAAGCCATCCCAATCGCTAAAGAATTGATTATCTCTAACCTCACTTAAATTGTACCCTATTCCGATAACAACTCCGCTTTCCGTTAAAATAGGCTTTTGGTATCTACGTTCGTAAACGGCTCTACCTCCAACCTCGTGTTTAATAATTAGTTCAATAGCTTTTTTGGAGATCATATTAATAGTTTTGGTATGTTGTTTTACCATTAACCCTTACTGCTCTTAATACTTGCTTTCTTTGTCTGCCTGTTGATTCGTAAGACACGTGGACCCAATCACAATTTTCTTTTGTTCCAAATTCCCAGATTAATTGGTCAAATTCAAGATTATCTTTAATGTAATCAAAAACCATTTTGTTTGTTACTCCGCTTGGAGAACCATCCATATCCACGTCAATGGCTTCACCCGTGCAATGCTGACTGGTCAAACTTCCCTTCACCACACGATTAAGTTCAATAGACCTGTAAGCACTGGAGATATGTATAGGCACTCCAAAGTGAACTCTAACAGGCTCAAATACTTTTTCTGCTAATAACTTAAAATTAGCAATATGCTGCTCTGTTGGCATATTACTTATTCCGTTTCTCTTTGCTGATTCGCTACGAGTAACCTCGCTTAATGATAGGTGTTGTGATAATTTCATACGTTATAAATAAAATAAGTTAAAGCTATTACCCAAAAGGTAAAGCCTATGATTAATGCTCGTTTTTCGTTATTCGGCATCTTTCTTTGTTGAGAATTTGTCGATAGTGCTTGACCCCATTGCTGCTATACATATAGCCATAACTGCATCAACAAGTTTATCACTTGGTGCTACTTCTAAATGACTAAAAGAATTAGCCAATAAAGTAATACAT